AGCCGTTGAGCGGGTATTTAATTTCCTCAATGTTGATTTCGGCGTATATCTCGTCACATATCTGGCATTTACATTTATGGATTTCGCTCATGGTCTATCTTCCTCCGCTAAGGTCTGAATTACGGGCTCCTTGTCCGGGATGTCAACTCTCAACTCATTCCAGGGATCGCGCTCATGGAAAGATTCGTCTTTTTTGGTATGAAGAATCTTTTGCGTAAAGATTGGCGGTGTTTCGGTAATTCCATACAGGGCGCCGTGTTTCTTGCCCGTCTCATATCCGGCGAAAAGGGCTATATAAATCAAAACAAATACGGCCAGCATAATTAAAGCGGTGTTAATGTCCATCGATATCACTGAAAGTTCCTCCATAATGTTCGGGGTTTCCCTGCTGTTCCCAAAAGATTTCTTCTTGCCTTGCATTATCAATCGCCGCCTGCTCAAATGTGTCATGGACGACGCGCTCGGTCATGGCGATATGTGCCTGAGCGGTTGTAATTTTGGCTTGATCAATCTTTACAATCGCCGGATGCGCCTGGTCTAACGCCAAACAGAAGAGGCTTAGAACATCCACGGCATCATCATGAGCTCCCGACGGGAATCTAATACACTGGTCAATAATCCTATCTCCCATTTCTCCCACGGGAATATGGACCTTTCCGGAGCTCGCTCTAGCCTGAAACGCCCTCGCTCTTGTGGGTTTGTCATGGATTGATGGAATCCACTCCATTCTGCAGAAGATTTTACGCTCCTGCATACGTCTTACCAGAAAGGGATTAATGGCCTTTTTAATAACGCCGCCCTCTCCAAACCAACAAAAGGGCTTATGTGTCTCCACTAAGTCAAGCTGAGTATCAATCCAAACGTCGGCCTCGGTCTGCTTCGCCCACCAGTCTTTTACCCAAAGATCGCCAGTGGGATCTATTCCGTGGATGCCGTGCTCTGTAAAATCTCCGCCTTGGTCCGTAACTGCGTAATCCGATGAACCGTAGATATGCAAAAACTTCGGCAGTTCGTCAGGTTTGTACCGCTTAAACCAATCCCGTTGAAAATATGTACCCATTTCAGGCTGTGGGCGCTGCTGGAACAAAGCGTTCCATGTCCTTGTCTGTGCTTTAAAGGGTTTGAAATGTTCCTCTGAGAACCATTCCGGCCATAAATACTCGCCAATCTTGCGGCCTAATAGATCATCCTTGCGGTCGCATTGAGCCGGAAGGCAAACGATATACCACTCTCGCCCATCTCTGCATTTAATCAATCCACTTTCGCCGTTATAGTCCTCCGGCAGAATTCTGCCGGCCAGATCGTCTTCATGCCAACGGGTTTGAATTATAATTTCCCAACCGCCGGGGATTAATCGAGTTCTTAAATCTTCCTGATATGTGTCCCATGTACGGGCGCGGATAGTATCAGAATCAGCCTCAGACCGACCTTTAATCGGATCATCGATAATAAGTCCATGGGCTCTATTTCCTGTAACACCGCTAAGAATACCGCAGGCAAGATATTCAGATCCGTTTGTCGTCGCCCATTCATCCGCCGCGGCTGTGTCCGATGAAATTACTGTATCAAATATCGCCTTGTATTGGGGGGATCGTGCTATCTGCCTTGCGCGTCTTCCGTTCTTTCGCGCCAGATCAGAACCGTAAGACGCCAGAATTATCTTTGTGCCGGGGAATTTACCCATGGCGTATGTTGGCGCCACGACACTTCCATACGTTGACTTGGCTGAGCCTGGGGGAAGAAAAAACATAGCTCTTGGAATCTCGCCGGTGATTACTTTTTCAATAACTTCCAGAATTAAAACATGATGTGATGCCAATCCCGTTTCAATAGGATTAAAAAGCCATTCGTCTTCATTCTCGGAAACTGGCTTCCCGGGAACGTCGATTGACTTCGCATAATCAAGCAGGCTTTTACGCGCCCTTCTTCTTCTCAGAAGTTCCAGCGCGGCCTCTTGCGGCGATAATGAGCAAGTCTTCATCGGTTAATTCCGTGTGTTTAATTGGTCCGCCATCTTTCCCGGTTATCTCATGCTCTTGTTTATCTTTATAATCAGCATGATTCTTTAACCAGAATATAGGACCGGCAGCGTTTTTGCCTTCCAATAAGAATTCCTCAACATTCATTTCGACTTTTAGCTTTGCCTTTTTTATAATGTTCAGAAACTCCATCTTTGCGTCATAATCAAGTAGGGAGGTTCTTGAACAAAATCCAAGGTATTCAGCTAATCCCGCTATGGTGTAAGGTCTATTCTGATAACGGCTGTTTGTCGCTGTGCAATTTCCCTCTTTGTCGGTGACTTCGATAATCTTATCCACCCAACATGAATCAAAGTAATCGTTTATTTTCTCTTGAAGTTCCTGCGGGGTTTTGAAAAATGGTGGCCTTCCTCCGGGATGCTTGTCTTTGTTATCTTGTTTTGGGGGTGTTTTTTTTGGCGGGGTTTTCGCCTTTTTGATTTGCTTCTTACTTGATTTACTACTCTTTTTCGCTTTTTTCTTCTTTTCCACTCAATCCACCCCTGTTAAAATAGCTTATGGCGCAAGTTCTATATTTGGCTTTATGATACTATGGAAGTTTTAGACCTCAAACCAGAATGTTTAATCAATTAAGGATTTCTCCCAAATCACTTCCAGCTCTTTTTCTAATCTCTTAATATCATCAAACGCCTTATTAATATTCTCCAGCGTGTTTTTCATGTGAAACGAGCAATGGAAATCGCAAGCGTGTTCCGGCTTGGAAAAATACGCGGCGAAGCCCGCCCGTGTATCCCTGCGCCGGTCTTGGTCGTCTATCGGTCCCCGCTTTTTGTAATTTCCTTGTCTTCCCATGGCTAATTAGGTAATACTAAGCTTGTTGTGGCTTTGATATATCCACGAATCATTTCTTTATCTGTTACGGCTCCGGTGTAAATAGGATTTTCGTCCAGCCTTATAAAATCAGGGGCTCCATAAACCTCTAATAACCGAATCTGATCTGGTTCCTTCGTTATGATTATTCTCGGTGAGGTTAATGCGTTTATTTTATTTTCTTCATTATCCCACTGTGGTTTCCCGATCATAATCTGCCCGTTCTTTAAAGCTACAATGACAATTTCATCCATTTACTTTCTCCTTGAGTTTTTTTATTAAAACGGCACATCATCCAGCGGCATACCGTCCGCCGCTAATTGCTGCGATTCGTCCTTCTTTCCGTCGAGCATCTTCATATCAACGGCAACAATCTCAGTCGTGTAATGTTTAATTCCGTCTTTATCTTCCCATGAGCGGGTTTGAATACGTCCCTCAATAAAAACGAGAGAGCCTTTTTTGAGATAATTACCGCATATTTCTGCTAGTTTTTTCCATGCGACAATTTTATGCCACTCCGTCTTTTGGACCTTCTCGCCATTTTTATCTTTCCATTGTTCGTCTGTGGCAATAGAAAAAGTTGTTACCATTGTCCCGTCCGGCGTATATTTCACATCCGGATCTTTACCGAGCCTCCCGATCAATGTTGCTTTGTTTAACATTCTTCCTCCTTTTAGTTTGCCGCTGCTGATCTTAATTGAATTCCCTTGAAAATATCCCCTATCGAAAAGAGGCCAGGCTTCTTAAATTCTTCCTCTTTTTTTAGAAAATCTGCGTAATTATAGTTTTGGTTTTCAATAGCGATAACTTTATCAAGATATAGGCTTATTGAAATGTCCGGCTTTTCTGGCCGTTTATCGTTCACTATCGAGTTTAGGGTGTGTATTAATGCTTGTGGATGTTTGCCTTTGTAATTTGATTTAATCCAGTTTTGAATTTCAATTTGTTCTTTGTAATCGTATTTGGCTTTTATTTTTGTCATTACCTCAGAAAATTCTTTATTCATTTTTTCAAAAAAAGCGTTTTTAACTGGTTCTGTCTTTTCTGGTGAGTTATCCACAGGTGGGAGTTCCTCCGGAGTTCCCTTAGCTTCTCTTATATTAACTTCTATTATATTAATCTTATGGGGGAGTTCTGCCGGAGCCTCGCCGGATTCTTGCCGGAGTTCTGCCGGAGGTTGCTTTTTAGTCGCCGGAGCTATAGGAATTA